GTTATAGATGCGCGTGCCGGAAATTCCATCGCGCGAAGTTTTTAATGTCATACCTTTATTTTGGTAATAATATACTTGACATACACGATACCTTTATTTTGGTAATAATATACTTGACATACACGATACCTTTATTTTACTCCCCTTTAACTCCCGCTGTAAAATCACGCCCGCTTTTTGATGCTCTTTGGAGTCATCGGTGGACGCGACGCGACCGGCGAAACTTTCAAACGCTTGCAGTAGCTTCGCGGCGTCAATACGAACCGGCGGTGAAATGTTCGGAGTGTTCATACTGCAACCTCAAGAATCAAACTCGTTACCTTCCACTGAAGTGACGATGACACAATGACAATTTGCCCCACATTCGCTGTCTGAAATTTCTACCACATCTTCAATAGCGCGCCATACCCCGCCTTCTGCGATGCACGTCGGACACGAATCTACGGCACCTTTTACTCGCATGGCGCGATCATGTCCTAAGCGATCACGGGCGTTGTCTTTTTGTGTGTTTTCAAATATAGCCCTCCCCTGATTTGCGTAGAGTTGAGTCCTTTGCAATACCGCATCGCCCATATCCTCACCAGCCACACCGTAGCGCCCGCGCGCAATATCCTCGTGAAAGGCGCGTGAATAGCCGTATTGTTTGGCGGTAAGTTCCTCGGCTCGCTCCCAGTCCGGTGCCGTCATTTCAGCCAGCCCGCCGCGCGCTAAGGCGCTTTCAGCGCCCACCAGATTCTTGACCGCCGCGTTATGCTCGATTGCAAAATCCGCCGGGCTGAGCTTGCCCTGCTGCAACCGCAACGCCGCGTCCATCATCTTGAACCGCGCCTCGTTGGCCGCCGATTCTGCAACCGCTTTGACCGTTGCGCGCGGCACCGGAGTACTCCCGTTCAGGTATTGCAGAGTGCGCCGGTTGAAAGTGAATCGGCTGCCCGTTTGCCCTGCCTGCCAGAATTGGCGCGCAGTGGCCGCTGTGACGGCGATAACGCGCTTGCCCTGCAAAGTCTCGCCGCCGTGCTTTAAGGACGCTACAAACGCTTGCACGCCGCTTATCGCGCTGGTGTCGAATGTAGCGAGCGCACGTCGTTGCTGTTTAGTTTGGGTTGGTAAGTGCTTAGTCATCTTTGCGCCGCCAGTAACTCATGTCGCCTTCGCTGCGAATTAATTCCAGCGGCCACGGCATCTGCTCCATTAAATCCGGCATCTCGTTCATCAACGCTTTGCATACCGGCACGATGCCATTTTCTGGGCCATACCAACGGAACAACAATGTGCGGTCGTCCAAGCCTTCGTTAAGCTCCTCTATATGAATGATTGCGGTTGGTTCGTTCATGCTGACTCCTCTTCATCATCGGCGCTGCGCATCGGGAAACCGTCACCTAATGCCGCGCTGGGTTCTGTCACTAATTTCGGCGATACGATAAAGCCGGCCAGATGCCCAAAAGCGGATGGCCGCGAAGCGTGAAAGGCTAAGAGTGCCGCCACAGATTCTTGCTTGCCGTTGTCTACCTCGATTTTAATTTCATTGTTCATAAACTTGGTTATCCTGGTTGCGCTTTACCTCAATTGCAATTTTCGCAAAATGCTGTAAGTACTCGACATCGCGCCGCAACTGCCAAACATCTGCCCTGTCAAATCAATAACCTTTCCCATAAATCCTCACTCCGGTTCTTCTTCATCATCGGCACTGCGTGGCGGGAACCCATCGCCTAACGCCGCGCTGAGCCTGGCATCATTCGCGTCGTCTATCTGCTCCTGAGAATAGCCCCTATCGGCTAAGACCTTATCGCGCGCGCCGGAGACGAGAAGCTCGGCCTGTGCCGCCTGCCACGATTCAAGCTCGGATAAACGCGGCGTCGGGTCAGCCCACAGCGTTTCCAGTTCGACATCCGCCACGCCTTTGATTTGCAGGCAGAAGCGCATCGCATCCGCCCAGGTGTTGCCGAAGCTGGCTTGCCTGTCGAGAGCTTTGCGCGTGAGCCGCTCGCTACTGGTCTTTAGACTTTCACCCGAAGGCCAGCCGCCCGTATCCATGCCGAAATAATGTGGCGGGATGCCGGATATACGCGCGATGCTCATGCGGGCATCGGCGATGAGTGCGAGATAGTTTTCGGGGCCGTGTGGCGCCAACTGGCCGATGCTGGGAGTTGTCCCACCCGCTGCGCCTTCAATCACCCACATTCGATTAGGGCCGCTGACAAATGGATTGATGGCATTGCCGTCTGCATCGTATTTAATATCAATGCCAAGAGCGTATCGTTGCGGGTAAGCAGAGTACTCCGCTGCCAGCAGCATATCGCACAACCCCTTATTCAGCCGATCCTGTGGCGGGATGATGTCGCGCAATTCACTTTCGCCGCTACTGCCGACGCCCGCGTTGTTAACGAATCGAAACACCGGCACCTTGCCGTAGGGGTTCGCTTGTTCGGCGGGCACCGTCTCGGTTTCGTACAGTTCAAACGCGCCCGCGCTGCTTGGGGTTTGATTGGCCTTGTTGCGGCTGCGGTAGCGCGTGATGAGTTCAGGCGTGTAAATGGTTAATCTTGCGCGCTCGTTTTCTGTCCAGTACTTCGCGGCGCGGATGATATAGCCCAACTGCTCACTGTGATACTCGACCACCACGTTGCCCGGTAGGTTCGGATAAATCACCGGCTCGCCTTCAGCGTCCGGCCACACGATGACATAGCTTTCGCCGAACAAAGGCGCGTTCTTGTGGATTTGGCCCGCGCGCTCGTCCATGCGGTTACGCCGCCATATCTCGGCGGTGATTTCCGGCGTGGTGGTGTCGCTTTCATTGCGCGCCGCAAATCCTTCGACCTGCATCAAATCGGCCAGAATATCAACGGGCATCTTGCACAGGTTTTCGGTATTCGCGCGGAAAGTCGTGCCGAAGGTTTCGAGAAACTTGGCACTGGCGAAAAGCAGCGGGTGATCGCCGTTGTAATAATCGGCGTAGGTCTGGTACAGCGTCCCGCGCGAGATGCCGCCGCTTGACGCCCCAAGCGCCCCTAACGCCCATTTGATCTCTGCCTGCTGTTCTATCGTCAGTGCCATGATAATTCCTTAAAATGAATAAACTTGCGCGCCCGTCTTTTTCGCGCCATGCCATGCCAGTGCCAGTGCGATACAGGTGTCGTCATGCATTCCAGTAGGCGCTCCATAGCGAATCAAACCCGAAGGCAATCGCTCCATTTCATACGCCTGCAATTCACCGATTAAAACCGGATCATTCAAAATGCGAATATCGCCGCGCTCGAAAGCCAGTGCCAGTGCGTCAATGATTTGCGCCTTAGTCGCGTTGGTCGTTTGAAAGCCGCGCACCGGCATATTGTAGTCTTTACGCAGCCGGTCAATAATCGGCTCGCCTATCGAGTTTGATTCAGCTATCACAGCATCCGGTCTGAACCGCTCGCAAATCGCCTGCAGGCGTTGCGACTGAACAGAGTACTCAATTTGATTAAACCGATCCATGTAAACCAGTTCGTGCGTTTTGACATCTATCACACAAATCGCGGTAAAGTCCGATGCCCTTCCCCAGTCCACGCCGATGACGTATTGCCCGCCCTGCCCGCTTTCGCGCTGTGTGGCCGTTGCCGCTTCCATAACGCGCCTGAACACGCCGCCGCCATCTTCAAGAAATTCTGCGAGCACTTCCTGCCTGAATGTTCTTTCGGGTAGCGTCTCGCGTAATTGCTCAATTTCAGAGAAAGGAATATTAGGATTTTCCAAAGGATGCGGAGCGCGGAGTACTCCCGTTGCCGTCACTTCACATCCCAACGTCGGCGCTTGCCAGCACGCCGAATCATCACGATCCTTAGCTTTTTGATGTTCCTGATAAAACCAGTTGCGGCCTTTGGGTGTTCCTAAAGCCCATAACCATCCATTCGTATCAATGAGCATGGGACGTAACACTTCATACCAGGCATCAGGGGCAACGTCCGCGCTCTCATCAATCACCACGCCGTCAGCCGTGAAGCCGCGCGCGTTATCAGGCTTATCGAGACTGCGAAAAACAATCTGCGCGCCATTAGGCGCAATGGCCGTCATGCGCGATTCGTTGAACGCAAACACGCCGCGCGCCGCGTGCTGCATTTCTTCGTAGCCGACGCGCACTTGAGAAAACGTCGGCGCCCCCCAGAGGTAACGCCCACCATGCAAAGCCGCTTCGGTTGTAAGTGCCATCGCTAATGTGGTTTTGCGCCACCGTCTCCCTGCTGCCAAATAATTAAATCGGCGTGCCTGTTGCCTAACAATACGCTGTCCCTGATGCGGATACGGTAAGCGAACACGATTGATACTACTCTGAATCTCGCCAGTTATTGACATATTCAATTTGAACCGCGCCGCTTACCTGAATCTTTTTAGGTTCCATT